TTGCTCCATTTGTTCCAGCATATATACTGGAGAACCCACCACCGCCACCACCGCTACCACCAGCAGTAGGTGCTACAGCTGCCGAAGAACTAGTTGCGCCTGTTCCTCCTGTACCAGTGCCATTGTTTCCTGTGCCACCATTACCGCCTTGTGTAGAAGATGGTGCTGTAGCATTTCCACCTAAATTTCCACCACCACCACCACCTTTTCCAGCAGCACCACCTAGTCCTTGCGACCCATTCCCACCATTTCCCAATGGCCCACCAGCGCCACCACCTCCACTACCGCCACTAGAATATGGTTGTCCATTACCGCCACTATATTTTGTTGTTCCGATACAAGATGCTGCTGCTCCACCAACCCCACTTGCAGCTGCTCCTTTTGCTAAAGCGCCTTGTGTTGTCAATGTTGGGACTGCATTTGATGCCCCATTAAACCAAGTATCACCACCTGTTCCTGAAGCAGTTGCTCCAATAGATACATAAGCTGTGCCACCAGCGGACAATCCAGTTACAGCATTTGAAATAGCATAAGCACCACCGCCTCCAGAATAAGAACTGGCTATTGCAGTTGCACCAGCACCAATACATTCAACAGAAACTAATGAAGTGAAATCAGAAGGAACAGTAAATGTAGTCCCTGAGGTAATAAATACAACTTTTGTTGTCATTAAGGTGCTACCTCAACAAAATCGGTGCCGTTCCATATCCAGCCAATATTAGCGTTATTTCCGTCTTGGTCAGGAGTAACAATGAGCTGACAACCCTGCTGTGGGTAGGGGTCAGTAGGCTCTGCAACAATTATATTTACTACAAGTCCGTCAGATAATTGGCATACAGCGCAAGTGGTCATTTCTATCCTTATGAAATAGCCAATATATCCCAATATGAATCTTGTGCGTTATAAACACATCCGACATATAAAGGAGTGCTTGCTACTGTTGTTGTTGGCAATGTAACACCTTCTACACGATAACCGCCTGAAGTTGTAGTCCAAGCCAATGTTTGAGGTGTTCCGTTATCTTTAATTCTAATCAATAATCTTTGACCATCAACACCAGCAGAAGGAGCTGCAAAAGTAGTTGATACTGCTAAAGCGGTTACATTGTATTGTGCTGTAGTAATGGTAGGGGTAATTGTAGAAGCAGAAGTTATTGTTCCAGGAGTTTGAGTTGTTGCTAAAGTAATAGAACCTGAAGCATTAGTTACAGAAATACCAACTCCAGCAGTTAAAGTAGTTCTAGTAAATCCTGTTCCATTGCCTATATCTATTGCGCCATTAGCAGGAGTAGAAGTTAATCCTGTTCCACCATTTCCTATGCCTAATGTTCCAGTTACACCACTTGATAAGGGTAAACCAGTAGCATTAGTCAATGTTCCTGAACTAGGAGTGCCTAAAGCGCCGCCATTGACTACAAATGCTCCAGCAGAGCCTGTATTGACCCCTAAAGCGGTGACTACGCCAGTTCCAGTTGTAACTGTGGAAGGGGCTACACCAGCTCCACCGCCAACCATTAAAGCGTTTGCTGCCAAAACTGCGGAAGAAGCCCAAGTAGATGCACTTGAAAAATATGGAATACCACCTGAAGTTCCAGCTACAGTCAGAGCTAAAGTTCCTGAAGTCGTAATTGGAGAACCGCTAACAGAGATTAATCCACCAGTAAAGGTTTGCGCTACAGAAGTGACTGTGCCTCCTGATGCAATAGTAGACCAAGCAAAACCGCCACTAGTTGTGTAAGTCAAATAGGTATTGTTGGTAGGAGCAGTAATAAATGATGTTGCTCCTGCGCCTGTCTGATAATGAATCTGATTAGCAGAACCGCCTGCAATATTGGTTGCAGTTGTTGCAGTTGCAGCATTACCACCAATAGAAAGACTAGAAGCTGTTCCTGTTAATCCTGTGCCTGCACCACTAAATGAAGTAGCAGTCAAAACACCAGTAGACGGCACAAAAGACAGTTTTGTAGAACTAGTTGTTGCTCCATTGTTTCCGCTTGTAGCACCTGATAAAACAGGGTAAAAAGTAGAGCTTGAACTTGTATTGTCTGTAATTGCTATATTTGTAGCATTTGTAGCCGTTGTAGCAGTTGTTGCTGTACTTGCATTTCCTGTCAATGCTCCAACAAAAGTAGTTGAAGTAACGCTAGATAAACCTGCAATAGTTGTAGCAGTACCGCCTAAACTTATTCCTGTTGAACCTATAATAATGCTTGAATTTGTCAAAGCAGAATTAGGTATTCCAGTTAATCCTGTTCCAGCGCCACTAAAACTGGTAGCGCTTAAAACACCAGTAGACGGCACAAAACTAAGCTTAGTAGAGCTAGTATTAATTGTGCTTATAGAGCCACTTGTAGTGCTTAAAATCGTTGGATAATAAGTGCTAGAGCTACTGGTTTGGTCGCTAACTGACAATGAGCCTGATGCAGAAGCCCAAATAGGCGCTCCTGTTCCAGTAGATTGTAAAAATTGGCCTGTTGTTCCTGCTACTGAAATACCCAAAGCAGATGCAGTTGAATACACTACACCGCCAGCAACTGCGGTTAAAGCAGCATTTGTTCCACCTTGAGCAAGAGTTGCAGTTCCATATAAAGAAGAAAATCCTTGTGGTGGCAAAGGAACTGTAATTGAAATAACACCTTGAGAAGGATTGCTATAAATACAGTATCCAATCGGAACTACATAATTTGGTGAACTTGGAGCTACATTGGTAAGACCGCCAGCAGTTGTAGCTGACAAATAAATCAAATCACCTGAATTAAATGAACTTGTATTTAAACCAGTAAATTTACCCAATACGACCACATCGCCATAAGAGTTATTTGCAATAGCAGTATTGGTTACACCCCAAGCATTACAAGTAGAAGAACTATTGGCTTGTGCAGGAGCAATAGTAGGGAACTGAGAATGTTGACCAGTAATATAAACTACAGTTCCAACAGCGATTGTTGAGCCTGTAGTGTTGTAAGCTCTTTCTTGAACTTCTCGACCCAAGAAAATATCATTTCCTGTATTTCCATCAAAGAAACCAATAGCATCTTGAGTGCTGTCATACCACATACGACCAGCGCTATAAGATGGTTCAGCAATTGCTGTCCAAGTTTCATAGCTAGACTGTGTAGGATTGGTTAAAGAAGCGCCAGTTGCTAAAGCGACTACAGTTCCTGAACCGCTAGTGGAATAAGAAGTTCCCCATGCAGAACCAGTTGAATTAGGAATACCAGCACTAGGGTAAACCATAGTGCTAGAAGCATTAATCGTAATAGCAGCAGAACCATTGTAGGTTGTTCCTGAGCTAAAGCTAATATTTGTTCCAGCAGTTAAGCTAAATAAATTACCGCCAAGAGATACACCACTAATAGTGCTATTTGCCAATTGTGCATTAGTAATTGTTCCGCTTAAAGCTGTTGTTGGAATGGTTGTAGAAGCTGTAAATGCGCCTGTGCCATTACCAATCAAATAACCAGTTAAAGAAGTCGCTCCTGTGCCACCATAGGCCACTCCTATGGTGTTTGCGTTCCAAGTGCCAGCTGTTAATGTTCCGACTCCTGTAATGCCTGTATAGGAGCCTGAAAGCAAGCTAGAAGCGAATGTTCCGCTAGTTACTTGTGAAGCTCCAATTGCAATACTTGTATTCGATGCTGCGGTCAATTGACCTTGAGCATTGACTGTAAAAGTCGGAACGCTTGAAGCAGAACCATAAGAGCCAACAGTAACTGCTGTATTAGCAATGCTAAATTGGAAATTAGATAAATTTAATCCAGTTCCTGCGGTATAAAGCGCATTATTAGAAAACTGAACAAAAGTAATAGGGGTTGTGCCTAATGTTCCACCTGGTAATACTGTGCAAACCCAAGCTGAACCACCCCAAGTTGAGCCTTCTAAAATGAATAAATAAGCCGCTAAATATTCATTCCAAGCATTTGCATCAGGGGCATAAGACCATGCGCCTGTAGCAGCAATATAAATACCATTTTGAGCTTGATTTACTTGATTTTTAACAAGAACTCTAGCGCCTGCTGTTACTGAAATTCCATCAATTGTCTGTAAACCTGACAAAGTAATGTTAGTAGTAGTAGCAACTAAAGCTGGTTGTTTAAAGCTTAATCCTTGAGCTACAGCATCTACATATCCTTTATTGGCAATATCAGTTGTTCCGCTAGGAATTGTTAATAATTGACCAGTTGTGGAGGATATATTAGTGAAAACCCCAGTAGAAGGAGTTATAGCACCAATAGTAGTGCTATCAATCGTGCTATTAGTAATATGCAAGCCTGATTGACTAGGGCTTATCGTTGCATAAAAAGGCTGACCCTGCCCAATAAAAGTCTGAAAATTGCCATAAACATCAAAATATGCCTGAACTGGCAATAAATTCTGAACTGTAGAATTAGCTGGATTAGCCATATTTAATCCTTAATAAGCCATTGCCATAAACAAAATAACATCACCAGCAGTCATATTTGCAGGCAAGCCTGTTGTAATGCTAAAGCTTGTAACTGTAATAGAAGTAGTTGTGCTTCCTGTTTGTTGCAAAAACAATGAAGTTCCAGCAGTTACATCAAAAGCTTGACATACCCAACCATTAGAAGCAGCAGGCAAAGTAATTGTTCCACCAGCAGCGCCACCTGAACCAATAACGACTTTAAATGCAGCAGTATTTGTGCCAACAATAGTAGGACTTGTGCCAAAACCTGAAGCAATTACAGGATTTACGCTAGAAATAACTAAAGCGCCATCAAGCGACAAAGTAGCTGGATTTTCAGCATTTCCGCTTAAAGGAGGAGAAAAGAACTGACCGCCAGGGCCAACTAAACCAAGACATTGACCAGCAGAATTAAATTGAGCTTGAACAGGAACATTCTGAACTGTTACTGTGGATGCTACTTGATTAAAGTTTCCCATTAGCTTAGTCCTTCGCCTGGAGTAATTTCAACAGATGCTGCGCTTGCAATAAACCAAGCATTAGGAGGAATACCAGCAAAAACACCAACACCATTAGCAGGAATAGCCAAAGTATTAGCGGAAGGAACTCCAGCAGAAGGAGCTGTAACAACAGGAGTTACAGTTGCATCATTAGGTTCTTGAGGTTGCCAACTAACTCGGATAATGCTAGAAGTCAGGTTTACCATGCGATAGCCTGAAGGATAGAAATTATTGCTAGACTTCACTTGGACAGCAGAAGTGCCTACTAAGTAGGTCGGCCCAAATGGGGTAAATGCGGAATTATACATTTTGAGTTCCTTGTAAAAAGGTCAATTCATTATATTTCAATATAGAAAAAAAGCCACACTTTTTGAGCATGGCTTTTCCCCTTACATCACTTTATGGATTAGCTTGCGTAGCTTAAATCATATCCATAAACATACACATCAACAGTTCCTGTAGCAGTTGCGCTAGACACATTGAAATACAAAGTCTGAGCAGTTTCTGCTGTGTTAGGAGTAGATGAAGCGCTTACTGTTACATAAGTTGGAGTTGTTTGGCTTGTCAAAGCTGCTGCGGTCAAAACTGCATTACCGCCTTTAGCTTTAGCTGTATAAACACCAAAGTTCACAGAAGATACATCCACAGTTGCGCCTGCGTTATTTGCGTTAGCAATAACAACAGTAGCTGGAACATACAAAGAGCTGTTGTTTACTTGAACAGCAGTATCACCCAATGAAGCTACTGATAAGCCTTTTTGAACTGCGATTACTCGCAGAGCCTGTTGGCTATTCAGATTCGATGGATGAATTGCTGAGGTAACTGCTGGTCCTGGATTAGACATAATCGTTTCCTTTCTTTATCCGTTAATTATTAAGCTGCTACTCGGCAAGCGAGTTCAGGATAGAGAGGCGCCCAACCATACAGCACATCCACACGAGTTGGAATAGAGTCATTGTTAATGGTGTATTGACGAACTACACGCATTGACAGACCGATTTCCTTGTCGGATGCACGACCAGCGAAATGAACACCTTCAGGCAACTCAAGGTCAGCCATAGCCATTGTGTAAGCATTGCGGTGCATAACAATGTTCTGTGGAGAAACCAAACCATTACCGCTTGCATTGTATTGCGATGCAAAGAAAGTAACAGCAGAAGCGCCTGGAGTTGGGATGCTCACATTTTGGAACTGACCAGCAGAAATAATCGCTGGAGAAACAGTTACAGAAACAGAGCTACCTGAAGCTACAGAAACAGCAGATTTCACTACGAATGAACGCAGTTTGTTTGTGCCATAAGCTTGGCGGTTCTGTGGGTTAACTGCATATACACCAGCAATAGTGAAGGTGTCACCAGCGTTCAAATTGATTGTGCCTGTATTAGCAGCAGTCAAAGTGATTGTTGATGTTTGCGCCCAACCGCTAGTCAAAATACCAGGAGTTGTAGAGGTATTTACAGAAGCAGTTACTGTGTTGGTTGAGAAGTTACCAAAAGTTTGTGACACGATGTTTTGGTCAAGCTTCCAGTTCATGCCACCGCTATCACGACCCATTAAACCTTTGGTGTATTGGGCAGAGATTTCTGCTGTTGGATTGAACAAGCCTTTCAAGCTATCAACAATAGATGCTGAAGTAAATGGCTCAACGATACAGCTTCTGCGACCATCACGAGGAGCGCCTTCAGAATCTAGGTATGCTTGAGCATTCAAGTATGTCAACAATGATGTTGGAGGAGTGCCTGCTGTGCCAACAATGTTAGCGGTATTCAAAGCTGCGGTTGTAGTGCCATCAAAGTCAATTTTGTTGGCGATAGCTGCAACTGCTGGCTTCAAAATGCGGTCAGAGAACATATCCAAAGACAGAGCCAAATCTTGAGTTGTAAACTGTGTATCCACATGGAACTGTGTAGACAAAGTTACAGGAACTGAAGTTTCGTTTAAATCTTCAACATTCAATGCAGGGCCAGTTGTGCCGATAAAACGACCAGGTCTGCGGACATTCACAGTTGCGCCAATTTTTGCGCCAACTACTGCGAATTGGTCATCATAGTTGCGGTCTACTTCAGAAGTAAAGGTTAGTTCGTTTTCCAAGACCATCAACGCTTCGTTGGTGATTTTGGAAATGGTTAATAAAGTATTACTCATTTTAATTCTCCAAAAAAATTAGGTTTTATCTAACCTTGCCAGCCTGTCTAGCAGCTTTCCATTGGGCATAAGTTCCGTAAAATTCACCATTGGTGTCTACAAGAATATCTGCTCCAGCTTTGCCACCAGTTAAAGGACTGATAGGGTCAGGCGCTTTACTACTTTGAACAATCTCCCTAACCTTTTCCGCTTTTGGCTTTTTCTCAGCCTTAGCTTCCAATTTAGCCTCAAGTTTGCCTATTTCTTTAAGAGCTTTTACAGAATCCATCTCTGTCAGGCGCTGTGCATATTCTTCATCGGATGCCAACTCATAAAGGATTTCTGCCCCTATGTCACTTTCCAAAATGGCTTTTTTAATCTCATCGTTAACAACCACAGTAGATGATTGAACAATGCGGTCAAAATCTTCCAATTTAGAACGAGCTTGCTCAAGTTTCTTATTCCAAGCTTCTGCTCGCTTGGCTTCAGCCTCTTGTGCTTTTCGTTGTGCTTCCTCTGCATCCCTACGCAATAATGCCTGTTCAGCAGACCATTCAGCTAATGCTTCAGCATACTCATAAGCATCACCAAACTGCTCTGCTCTAGGTTTTCCATCGCTTGCAGGCTTTTGTTGGGCCTGTTGTTGCTCAGGATTGCCTCTTGCTCTTAATTCACCAAGTTCTTTTTCAAGTTGGGCAGCTTTAGCCTCTGCTTCTTTGGCTCGCTTGCTTACTTTGTCAAATCGCTTGTTTAGCTTCTCTTTCGACTTTTCAGGGTCTTGTTCCTTAGCTTCTTCCTTTGCTCCTGGTTCACTCTGCTCAGATTTTTGCGCTGGCTCTGCGGTATTCGCAGCCTCAGTTGGCGGTTCTGAATCAGCTAAACCTAATCTTTCTGCATAAAAGGTTGCTGCTGTATCACTTGTTACTACATTTTCTGCTACTGCTTGTGCTTCGGCCATGATTTCTCAAGCTCCCAAGTTGGTTTAAAAATACTACTAAAAATAAATAATGTCTATTTATTCCTTAGATTTTTTTGATTCTTTTTTAGCTTCTTTGATAAGCTTATTTTGAGCTTTCAAATCTTCCTTAGTCATTCCTGAAAATGGATTCTTTACTTCAGGCTCATACTTCTTGCCTGCTCTACGAGCCATTTCCTTCATTTTCCATTCAATTACATTGTCACCAGTTACTGTAGGCATATTTCCTCCGATTAAATTCCACGCTCTACTGCTTCTTCCATTGCTGCTCTTTCGGTTCTTAAGTCCATTTGAGCCATTACTAGGGCTAATTGTGCCTTAAGTTGTTCTACTTCAAGCTGAGTTTGAGTCTTAATGACTGTGTCATGCGCTTGGGTATCGGTTCGCATCTGCGTATCTTCTCTGCGAACTGCCACTTCCATTGCTTTGCGCTGTGTTTCAGCTTCTTGTTTTTGTTGCTCAATGCTTGCACGATATTTCATATCCATAGACATAGCTTGGAGCTGTTGCTGAAGCTGTTGGATGGTGGCCTGAGATTGCTTGAGCTGCATTTGAACTTGTGGTGGCACATCGGATTTTTCATCAATCTGAGCCAATGGGTTAGCAGCAGCCAAGCGGTCAGCGATTATATCTGCACCTGGGAAGTCCATATTTCTAAAGATTAAATCGCCAGCTTGTTGCATCAAATTAGGGTCAGCAGGCAATAGAGCCATCATATTTTCTACTGCTTCTTGGCGCTTGCTTGAGTAGCCAGGGCCTGTTTCCATAACAATGTCATATTCACCGACTGTTACATCGTTAAGAACACGCTCGGCACCTTGCTCATCTACAGTTCTTTGATTCAAAGTGACTAATTCACCTTTGCCATCAGCGCCAATAATGCGTAATACTCGTTCTTCGCTGTAAATATGCGGAATAAGGTCTAAGCAAATACGACCACATTGACGGATAGATTTGGTCAAATTGTCGTAATAATGGAAGTTGGTCATGTCCGTTTGGACTTGCATACCATTGATGGCTTTGCCTGACATATTGCCAGTTGGGAGCTGCGTTGGGTCGTAAATACCGACTACTGCCTTCAAATCTGCATCTAAGCCTTCAAGGGCTGTAACCATTCCTGTAGGAGGAGGTTCAGGCTGAATACGCTGTGGAACTGGCGCAGGGTTGCCTTCAGAATCACGCTGCTTGTAACGCAATACAGGCATAGACTTGATGTTAGCCTGATTCCATTCCATTTCATGACCTTCATCTTGTCCTTCAGCCAATAAGAATTTAGCTTTAGGAGCAAGAGCCACCGATTCTGTAAGCGCTGTTGACCAAAAGTTATACATACGCTGAGGGTCTTTTGCCATGCGAGTAAGACCAAAGCGCTTCTTCTTGCTATCAACAATAAGTGTCTGACCATAAACAGGAATGACAGGAATAAATCTGCCCATCCAATCCTTTGGCCCTTCAAGGACTTGCATCCCTGTCATCTTGCACCAACGGATTTGCTTTTTAATGGTTTTACGCTTGGAAACGACATAAACCCCTGCATCTGCCATCATGGATTCAGAAGGCTTTTCATCCTCATAGCAAGTTGTGCCATCGGATAAAAGGTAAAGAGTCATTTCTTTGCGTTCAGTCCAAAAGAACTCCGCAATGCGAATATCTTCTTTCGTAATCCATTCGGATTGCGAATCTCCTGTGCCTCTAGGGGTAAACCCTCCTCCATCATCAGCGCCTGGATACATTTTTCTAAATGCTTCCTTGCTAATGACTTCAGTAATCAAGACTTTTTCTGCATCGGAACCATCAGGCTCATTGGAATTAGGGTCAAAATAGACCATAAATGGGTTTTCAATGCGCTTGATGTAGATTTCCTGCTCCATTGAGTCAGGTCTTGCATAGTCATGAACTACTCGGAAATAACCCCAACCCATACGAACTGCATAGTCAAATGAATTGTCATAGGCAGAATCAGCATCGGATTGGTTTTCAATATGGCGCAAGATGCCAGTAATAGTCTGAGCAGTCTTTTCATCAGATTCATTATTCATGCCATGAGCAACCATTCTTGGTCGCTGTTGGCGCTGTTGGTTAGCTATTTGTCGGCAATACGCATCAATCTTGTTGATGGTCAAATAAGGTCTTGATTCTAGGCTTCGACTGTTTTGGATTTCTACAGGCCATTGGTCGCCACCAGCAAACTTTAAGTCATCAAGGGCTTCGACTCGATTATTAGAGTCATTATCTGAGCAAAATCTTAAGAATTGCTTTGCTGTTTCAATGATTCCTGATTCGTAATCATCGCCAAATTCGGTGGAATAGACACCACCATTGCCTGAATCGTAAATGCCCATATTAGTTCCCTGTTAGCCCATCCAGCTAGACACACTATAATCCATCGGTTTTCTTTTGACTACTTTTTTCTCTGTGACTGCCATGCCAATATATCTGAAAGCATCAGCTCCATGTGAATAATTATCATGCACAGGAGTCTTGCTAAATTGCTTAGTATCAGGGTCTACATCATAGCGGTAATGCCTTAAACAATCTAGACCAGCAGAGCAATTATTCTTGTCAAAGTAGCATGAGCTAAAGATGGTTCTTGCAGCGTTAATTGAATCAGCGATTGGAATACGCTCTAAGACTCGAACATTAAAGCCTGCACCTCTGACAATATCTTCAATGCTTCTGCCTTGACTTGCTAAAGTCTTATTTCTTGCATCATGCGGAAGGTAAATGGTGTCATAGACATAGCCAAAAGTCTGCATCTTAGCCATGATTTCACTAATGGTCGTTTGAGTTGTTTCGTAATAACGAATAAGCCTTGTTTCCATGCCTATAAACTGCACGAACCAAGCTGCTGTGGCATCCGCCCAACCCAAATCGAACACAACAACCACAGGCTTAACTGGGTCATACGGAACATTGGTAATGCGTTGGTCTTGCTCTGCTCTTTGCATTTCTTTAGCGAACACAGCGCCATCAATAGTTGAGCGAGTAAAGCCTTCCCACACATTCTGATAAGCCTCAAAATCCCTCATTTTTAGGGTTTGGCGCTCTAAATCCAATACTTCAGGAAACCAGGGGTTATCGCTCCAGTTGACCTTTTGAACTACAGCATTCTCAGGAGGGGTTATTACAAACCGCTTATAAGTTTCATCGGTAGGCAATTCAGGGTTGAAAGTGACCCATATTTCGCTGTTTTCTTTGCGGATTGTAGGAATCAGAATATCCCAAGATAAAGCCGTCACATTGTTTGCTTCTTCTACCCAGCAATAATCAATGCCCTCAATGGACTTTAATCCGTTGATATTGTTCTTAATGCCTGCAAAGATAAATTCAGTCCCATTAGTTCCACGAATAGTGGTTTGAGTTATCTCATAATGGGCATCTAGCTTTAGGTTGTAGATTTGGTCGCATAAGAGCTTATGAACAGAATCTTTAATTGAGGTCTGAAATTCACGAGCGCAAAGCACACGAATAGGCTTTATTACCCCTTTAAGAAGCAAAGCCCTGGCTACTGAGTGAGATTTGCCTGCGCCCCTACCGCCAAACAATACTCTGTATCGGCTATTTGCTGGCTCAAATAAGCATCTAAGCTTTTTAGGGAAAGGAGGCCAAATGACCCCATCTTTATTCGGTTCTTGGTTCAACATCGTGGAATGAGAACTTAATTTCTTTTACTTCTGAGCCTTCGCCACCGCTAAACTCAGTCACATTGGTTTCTTTCCAACCAGCTCTAGTTTTTAGCCAAAATATAGCTGCGCCCACATTACCCTTTTTAGCTTGCTGAAATAGAGTTCCAGCTATCTGTGCGTTGGCATCTATGCGCCCATCCTCTAATTCAGCTTTGTAATGCTTTCTAAGAGTGTCATCGGTAATTTCTAGCTTGTGGGCAATATCCACATAACGAGTTCCCATAGCCGATAGGTTTTTAACCAGCTTTCGGCTATCTTCGGTTGGAATATGCTCAACTCCTTGTGTCATAAGCTATTTATAACTCCGAAAGTATGGCTTTTTTGCCAGTAAAATCTTCCCAACGCTTAACAATTACATCGCAATATTTAGGGTCTAGTTCCATTAATCTTGCACATCTGCCCAATTTTTCAGCAGCTATCATGGTTGAGCCTGAGCCACCAAATAAATCTAAAACAATATCTCCACCTTTGCTTGAATTATTTATGGCTTTTTCAACTAATGCTACAGGCTTTGGCGTTGTATGTTTATTAAATCGTTCTTTATCAAAATGCCATACTGAAGTTTGCTTTCTATCAGAATACCAAGAATGTTTGCCATTATCCATCCATCCATATAAACATGGTTCGTGCTGGCTTTGATAATCTGTTTGACTCAAAGTCAAGCTATTTTTAGCCCAAATAATCATAGAGCTAAAATGAAAAAACTCTCTAAAAACCCTATGAAATACATCAGCACATCTATCTGAATGAAAGCAATAAATTGCTGCGCCAGATTTAGAGTGACCAAAATAATTAGCAAATGCACCTCTTAATAAGTCTTCAAGACCATCTCTTGAATCATTAGAAATTCCTTTGTAATCAACGCCATAAGGAGGGTCAGTAAACACCATATCAGCTTTATTTTCTTTCATTAAAGCATCAACAGCATCTATACTTGTGCTATCACCACACATTAGCCTATGATTTCCAAGAATATATATATCGCCTAGCTTTGTTTTAGGTTCATCAGGAACATCAGGAACAGCATCTTCGTCTGTTAGCCCTTCCACCACATCAGGCTCTAATAGCTTATTTAGCTCTTTTTCATCAAAACCTAACAAAGAAAGGTCAAATTCCTCATTTTGTAATTCTTCTAATTCTACCGACAATAGACAAATATCCCACCCTGAGTTCATAGCCAACTGGTTGTCAGCGATGATATAAGCCTTCTTTTGGGTTGGCGTCATGCCTTTTAGCTCAATTACAGGCACTTGTGTCATTCCTAGCTTACGAGCTGCCATTAGCCTTCCATGACCAGCAATAATGCCTTTATCCCCATCTACCAAAATAGGGTTAGTCCATCCAAATTCCTTAATAGATGCTGCAATTTGCGCTACTTGAGCATCTGAGTGAGTTCGGCTGTTTTTAGCATAAGGAATAAGGTTTTCGACCTTAACTTGCTCTATTTTCATTCATTTGCCATTGAATCGCTGTTTGCCTCTGCTTGGTCTACATCCGCTTGAACTTGAGGACTATTTTCGACATTTTTCCATTGGTCTTGCAGTTCTTGTGGAACTCCTGGCTGATAAATGATTGCGTTCATGTCTGCCTGTATTTCCTCGGTGCTTTGAGGAATTGGGTAAGGGACATAGATATTAGGGCTGGTCATTTGCTGCTTCCGTTGGGGTTTCAGGAGTTTCTGTTGGAGCTGCTGGAGTTACCATTGCTTGCGCTTGAGCAGTAAATTGAGCGTTTGCATCAGCTTTTAGCTTATTGTGCAAATTTTCTACCAATTCCATAGGAAGCTTTTTTAAGCCTGCAAGGATAAGTTCCATTTCTTGAACAGAATGGTCAAATGTTAATTTAATGTCGTTTAAGTTCATAGTAAGCCTTTTTAAGTTAATAGTTACTTTTTGGTCTTTTTCTTAGCTGCTTCACGCTTTTCTGAATAAGCGATGGCAACCGCCTGTTTTACTGGTTTTCCTGCTTTTACTTCAGTTTTAATGTTTTCTTTAAATGCTTTGGCGCTAGTGGATTTCTTTAGTGGCATGGTCTTGCTCCTAGTTGTAGCCTTTTTAAGGGCTGGTTTGCGTTTTTCTTCAAAAACTTTTGGTAAATCAGCTATTTTTGGGTATTCACCTTTAAATTTAATGATTTTTCTAGCTCTATAGTTGTAATAAGCCCATCCAATCAGTCCTACAGCAAAAGCGGTTAATCCATAAGCCATGATTTCTTGGTCTGTCATGCTTCCTCCACGAAACATACATCCTGCCAGCTCATTACTAGGTATTTGACCCCATCTTCTTCATAAGGAAAATATTTTAGGTATTCTTCGCCTGGGTCATCATTCATGGTTCCAAAGCGAATACGAGCGCCAACTTCTACTGGCATAGCTTCTCTGCGACCATTTGGCAGTTTTTTGCCAGGTCCTACAGCCACAACAGTTCCCATATTGGGTTGTTCTTTGTTATCAATCAAAATAATGCTCGAAAGCTCTCGAACATCAGGTTTTACTACGATTTTGTCTGCAAGTGGTTTTAGCATTTCTTTGGCCTTCCTCGTTGTTTTTTAGGCTCGGAAGTAACTACAGGCTCAGTAAATGAGAAAACGATATTTTGTAGCGCTTGGCTTTCTTCTAAGCGCCATTCGCCACACCAGTCATTACTGGATTTATTAATGAAAGTAGGAAACCTGCGACAGCTTCCCATTCTTTCATTTAAAACGAAAAATAGACAGTTATTACAACTCTCTTTATTCTTATCTATAGCCATCAAGTTCTCCGATTACTTGTTTGGTTAGAAAGCCCCTAGACCCTTCACGCTAGGGGTTTTCGTTTTATTTTTGGCCTCTATCTTCCATAGCGTATGAACTACGCTTATGGTCATAGCAGATGCCTGCTGTGCGACCAGTATTGAACTCTTTGTCAGAGCCAATAGCATCTTCTTTGCCCATCGCTACACCGCCACGAAAAGCTTTAGCATGACGCTCGCCTGAAGCATCAGAAGCTGTTGCACCTTTAGGAGCTTTAGCGCCAGTAACGCTTGGAACACCTTTAGTGCTGTTTGGGTTTGTTGTTTTGCCCATTTTCATCATAATAAAAATCCTTTTAGCTAAAAAGTCTGCAAGATTGCAGTATTGTTATTTTGCCTTATCGCAATTAGTTGTCAAGCTATATCCACCAACTTTATCTATTTTGTCAAACTCGCCAATCAAAAAAGCATCAACATCATCTTTAGTTCTAACGATATAAACAGGACCACCTTGCCAATTATCAGCAAATTTCATTTGTGATGAACTTAATCCTTTTTTGCCATAAGAGGTTTTAGGGTTTTTAATTTCAACCAAGTGCCATTTTTCTATATGCCAAACCAATAAATCGGACATTCCATGCATCATTTTTGAGCAATCAATCACAAAAGCCCCTCCAGCTTCTAAATAACCAACAATTTCATTATGGTTGGCATCTTTTTTAGCGTTGTGCCTCATTTCAGGACTAAGCCCATATTTATCTCTACAAACCATTGAACAAAATCTTCTTGTTTTTTGGTAACTTTTAAATTTTTTGTTGCAAATTTCACAGATTTTTGCTGCAGCATTTGAATAATGAGGATTATTTTCACCAGTCAATCTTACTTTGTAGTCTTTTGACATACAAGATTTACTGCAATAAGTTTGTCTTAATTGATGAACTGTAGCTCTAGCCTCTTTTTGACAAGTTTTACATTTCCAAATTCCAAAGGGCTTGGATTTGTTTTTAGCATTTGCTTTTTTAAGATTTTCTAAAGAAGCAATTCTTTTAGCTTCGCTTATTGAGCAAATCATTAATTATTTCTTCTGTTTTTTCAAGTAAGTCAAATTCTCCGAATCCCCAATATTTCTCGAATCCTTTATGACCAAGTGTGTGAACTGCGGTATCTCCAAGTCGATGATGATAGGCGCATAGTCCAATTGTCGGTGCGAGCGCCCTTTTACCACCGAATCTGCGTATATGATGAATTTCCGTTGGGGTATCTGTGGTTTGGATTCCATGTTGCTTACATAAAATACAGCCAATCCTGGCTAATAATGCAAATCGCTTTTTTTCTGCTTTAGTCATCAAAAAAGCTCCGTTAAATCAACATATTTAAAATATTCTTTAGGAACATCATAATAAGCCTCATGCTTGGTTGCATCACGCAATTCTATTGTCGGCAGTTGTAAAGCCTTTTCTCCTTTAATCCAGTAAGCATGAGTCATGTCATGATTCAAAGCAAAAAATAAAGTATTTGGAACTTCCAACATGTGCTTTTTACGAACTGGCACATGAATAGTATTAAAAGGGCAATAAGGAGTCCAAGAACGAACTTCTACTTCTACATAACCGACTTGTTTACCAGCACGATAAATAATTAAATCGGTTCCATATTTATTAGGGTTATCCCTAGCATCAACTCCCCAAATATTATTTAACCATGCAGAAACAGCAGCTCTTGCTGGAGGGTCATATTTGTCATGCAAATCTTGTTCAAATTTCTTAATCTGCATGAGCTATATCCTCAAGCTTTAAAACATTCTCTACTAAAGCATTTGCAATTTGTGCAGCAGCATCCCTATCTTGAGCAATCATTGCTTTGTAATAAGCTTCTAAAAGGTTTTTTGCATTTAAAAATGGTTGGCTAAAGTCTTTCATTAAATTACTCCCTGTCTGCGGTTTGAAGATAAAGTGCGCCAAATATCAATAACTCGTTGTTCATGTTGGCGCTCATTGTCTATTTTTTTAAACTGAACCCTTGCTTGAAGCCAAGCATCTAAAGCATCTTTGTATTGCTGACTAGCTGTTGCTTGTGCATTTCTTTCGGCTACTGTTCCTTCAGCAAGCAAAAAGGCATGAGCTTCAGCTTGTTTAATTCCTTTGTCTAGGTAATCCATTTGACCACCCAAAGCTGCATGAAGCTCATTTGTTTCAGCAAGCTTCATCAATGCCATTTCCACCCTGTTTTCATCTAATTTATCTAAGTTCATTTCCATTCACCTTTCTCATCAGCTCTGTTTCCTTTTGTCCATTGTTCCTCAAAATCCCTTACCAACTGCCAGGGCAACTTGTCCTTATGCTTGTTCATATATTCCCTAAACTGCGCCAAACCCCATTGCCTGCGCCACATAATGAGTTGGCGAACAGCGCATTGATGCCGATACTTTTCTTCATTCATCTAATCTTTTTCTGAGGAGTTGCCATGCTGTTGCAGCGCAAAGTGGGACTTGTCCATTTCCAATGGCTTTAAGTCTGTCCACCCTAGCGGCCACCCCATTAGCCACTCGACCCACATTGGGTTCAATTGACCACCAGCTTGAACTGCCAAAGTTTCCGAGTTTCTGTTCAACTCCGATGGACTTTTGCCATTGTCTTTCCACATTCTCGCTGTTGGAGTTGTATAAATTTTTTCTTTTACTTCCTCGAATGTTGTTCCCCAAACAACTTGGTCTCTGAGCATTCCAGGTCTCATTCTGTTTGGTCTGCGAACTGTCATTTCTTTTATCATTGATTCTTCTGACCGAGCGCCTATCGAGTCCATGGTTACTGGAGTAGGCCACAAGCCAAATTCTTTCTCTTTGATGATTTGCTCCGATATTGGCTGCTGAAATAACTCCCCATTCCGCATCGAACCCCATTTTGGAAAGGTCTCCGAGAACTGTTCCCAATCCTCTAGAAGTGAGCATTGGACTGTTTTCCACAAAGACAAATCTTGGTCGAACCTCGCCAATAATCCTTGCCATCTGTTTCCACATTCCTGAGCGCTCTCCTTCAATTCCAGCTCCTTTTCCTGCAACTGAAATGTCTTGGCATGGAAATCCTCCTGAAATGACATCAACAATTCCTCGCCAAGGTTTTCCATCAAAGGTTTGAACATCATCCCAAATTGGGAAACTCGGCAAAAGTCCGTCATTTTGCCTGGCGCACAATATGCTTGCTGGATAGGCTTCCCATTCGACTGCACAGACTGTTCGCCATCCAAGCAGCCCCCCCCCAAGTATTCCTCCACCAGCGCCTGCGAAAAGAGCCAACTCATTCAAAACCTAGCCTCCTCAAATTTAAAAACAGGCTTGTTTATTTTTTTAGCCACAATCTTCCAATCAGGTCTAAGCGATACCAAATATTGAGCTTCAGTTTTGCTTTTAACTTGGCGAATCATGCCCAGTTCGTCATAAATAAAATAAATCATGCTGACCTCTTTTTGTCCCTGAAATCCAATATAAATTTCTTCATTTCAAAATAGCTATTAAATCGAGCTTTTGAAGGGTCTCCACCGCATTCGACCCTATATGCTTCCTCAATCTGTTTCTCGCTTCCTAGGGGCATTTCTGTCGGTTTTGATGGGGTATTTACAATCACCTCATTCTCCCAACCTTTGTATTTAATCCATCGCTCAGGGTCTTTGCGAAATTGCTTTTCTGTTGCTTGAGCATACTTTTTTGCCTGCTCTAGGACAGTTTTCAACAAATTTTCGTCAATTTTGGCTTTTAACCACTCTTTTTCAGCATTTGGTTTGCCAACTTTCTTGTCATACAAATCCCAAAATAAATCAAAGCCGACAGGCTTATCTTTTATTTGTTTATTGGTTATTGGTTCTTGGTTATTGGTTGGTTGAACAGATGTTGAGCGCTTGTTCAACCTAGCTTGAGCAGATGCTTTTCCAGCTTTGACCGCCAGTTCTTGTTTTTCATGATATTTGGCAATTTCTTCATCACAGCGCTTATTTACCCAATTTCCATTGCCATCATTTTCAAAAAACTTAGTAAGAATGTAGTAGACCTCCTCAATTTGAGAGGTCATTCCTATGTCTTTTGCTATATCTGCTGGTGCGCCATAAAAAGGCTTTTCGCTTAAATAATAGGCATCTAAAAGCCTTCTATAAGCTAAATCCTCAAGCTGGCTTAAATGCCTTGTATGAGAGGCATAATCACCTATATTAAAGTTGAAATAGTGCATTTCAGTCCTTTGCAAAAATGTCAGGTCTAAGCATTTCCCTTGTAATTCGACCTTCTGACAGTTCAACCACCTTTCGCAAATGCTTTATTGGAATACCCCTTTTTCGCCATTGATAAACTGCTGTTTCCCTTATGCCTAAAAGCATAGCCAGCTTATACAGCGACCCAAATTCCACCTTTAATTCGGTAAAAATATCCATAAAATCTCCTTTTCTGATGCCGATACTACCACATTCTATCACAATCCTTATTAGGGAATGTCCCTATAATTATTTAAACAAAAAGTGTTGATAAGTGATTTTTTAGTATATACTGAAGGCTCTTAAACAAGTTGATGAAGGAGAAAGTGATGAAAGTTACATTATT